TACTCCTAAAAGCTAGGAAATATTTTGTAAGGAGCATCCATGAAAAAGTTTCTATTCCTAATTCCTATTCTTTTTTTGCTTGTACTGATCCTATTACAAAAGATGAACCTAATAATAATCCCTTAGCTACTGTTACCATTACTGATATTTTTCAAGATTATTATTCAACATTAGATGATTATGGATATGTAGAAGTATTCTATGAAATTAAAAATATAGGTGATTGTTTTATTGACTATTATGAAGTCTATTTTGAAGTAACTTGCGCAGATGGTTCAAAATATATCGATTGTGATAATGGTACATATCTAGGTAAAGGGCAAGTAATGCCTGGCTATGCAATGCTTTATACTTCATGGAAAAAATATAGCTCGGTCAAAGTAAAAAACACAGAAGTTGAATCATTCTAACCATATTTGCCAAGGGTAAAATGATTGACAACGTATAAAAGGCTTGGAAACATTGATTATTTTCGCTACGATATAAAATAGCGTTGCGCAACGATGCAAAATATCGTACTATGTATATAAGACTAATAATAGATAATAATATAAATATTATATAAACCTATCGGTTTTAATTTTGTATAGTAATTTCTTTCTATAGAATGATTCTAAAAAAGATTTTTATGGGGCTTTATTTTTTCTATTAGAACTTATATAATTATCTTGTCAGAGAAAATAAGAATAGCTATTTGAGCCGACTACCTTGAATAGCTATTTTTCTGATTTTTATAAACCCTTCCGGCGAGTAGTCGCGCCACGAAGGGTTTTCTTTTTTATAAGGAGTTAAAAATGAAAGCATCTATAGGTTCAGGACATTTTAATCAATCTAAAATTGTATATTTGAAATTGAATATGATCCATGCAGAATTATTAGATTGGCTAGTATATTTTGCCCATTCAGGAAAACAGAAAATAATAGATACTAAAAAAGATTATGAGCATTATTACTGGGTAAAATATAGCAAGGTATTTGAAGATTTACCAGGGTTGCCTTTCCATTCTAATCAAAAGTTAAATAAAGTATTTGAGGAATTAGCAGGGCAATATTCTAACGACCCTGAAAATTATCCATTAATTAAAACAGTTAAAAATACAACTAGTGGAAGACAAGTTGGTTTTGCTTTGCGAGAAAATGTTCTTTCTTGGTTACGAGAATCAGGGGAGGTTAAAGTGGATAGTCTAATAACAGGTAATCCAATAGAAAAAGTTGTTAAATCAAAAACTCCTAAATTACAAAAGCATTCCGTTAATCAATCGGTACTATCAATATTCCGTACTGTTACTGATTTTGAACTAGATGGTAAAAAATTATTCCCTCATGGAATGCCTGTAGATAAACATCATTTTACTACCATTTATTCAAATTTCCAAGATAAAGTATTAGCATTATATGAAGGACGGTTTTTAACTAAGTATCCATTATTTGGTTTGAAGGATTGGTTTAAGCAAGTTTATAAAGAATATTTATTAGAAGATAAAATCACAGAAAAGATCCATGAGTGTAAAGGATCATGGATCAATATAGAAAAGCTACTTACTAAATCTATTAAAACATATTTACTATGGTTCGATCCAGACACTATTGTTTATGATAAAAACAAATTGCCTAGGAATGTTAATGATTATATTTACAATCCTTTTAATGGATGTTCAATGTTTTATGTTACTATGCTGATGGGCCCGGCTTATCAGCGCGATGAATCAGCAGATAAAATATATCATTCAATTCCTAAAGAAGTAAGAAGCTTATTTATGCCATTTTACGATCGTGATAAAACAGACAATTTTACATTCTGGACTAAAGTGAGAAGTATTAATAAATATTATGATGACTACAGAAATGACTTATGCAATGATGATACAAATTGTTTATATTGGTTTGGTAGAGATAAAGAGGAATGGATAGGAAAATATGTAGGATGGATGCGATCATGGATAGATACAATTACTGTAGCGCATTTAGGTACGGGAAACAGAACATGGGCAGAATGGTTACGGTATGCTAGAGAAACCCATGATATTGAAATTAATTTGCCAAGGAAATAAAAGGAGGATAAAATGAATGAGTTTAGATGCGCTGTTTGTGGAAAATATATTGGTTTCAATGAAATGGAAAATAATGAAATTAATACAAAGTATACCCCAGATTCTGATTATTCTATTGAACAATTTGAATATGAACATAAAAGACATAATTTAAGTACGAAAATAAAATGAAATGTATCATAGCAGGTGGTAGAGATTATATTCCTACTGCTGGTGATAAAGAAACAATTATACAAATAATTAATCATTACAAAATTACAGCAATAGTTTCAGGGCATTCCGGTACTAGTGATTTATTTGGTGAGAAGTTAGCTGGTGAATTAAAACTAAAAGTAAAATTATTCCCGGCCGATTGGAATAAATATGGCAAAAAAGCTGGACCATTACGCAATAGGCAAATGGCAGAATATACAGATTATGCAATATTATTTCCCGGTGGGAAAGGAACAATGAGCATGAAAAATGAAATGAAGATACATAATAAAAGAATACTTTATGATTTTGGTGATGAGTAATATCTATGCTAAATTCTTACGATCTACAGGCAGAGCGTATACTCTTACGATTTCGGCTACAAAACCGCGTAGTCAAATTATTTAATGGGTTATAGACGAGATTTCAGAGCTAGGCGATCGTAGGTTTTGACTACTTTTAGCTATATAAGTACATTCTTATCGATATATTTTTATTCAATAGCTAAAGGGTACTATACAAACGTTAAGTAATAAAAAATGTAAAAATGTATTTATTTGTACGATTTATACTTTATTTTCTAAAATGTACTATATAATCATATTAAGGTTAATTGATAGGAGGACAGAATGAAGCGATATGAAGTTACAAAGTATTTTATCAGTGGCCTTTTGAAGGGCATTACCTACATCGAAAAAACCACAGTCAATTTCCATATCAATCAAATAGTTTCTAAGCCTTGTGGTGGCTCTCCTTATAAGATTATTTTAATAAAGGAAGTATAGAATGTTTGATGATAGGAGGACAGAATGAAGAAATGGTATTTGATTTATAATCGTAATACAGGGAAATTTTTGGGCAAATATTTTTGTTCAATTTGGAATGAAAATCTTCTTTATATTTTAGCATAAAATATGAAAGCCAAAAAGCGCCCGAGTAGACAGCGGATACGAATTACTGAACTTAGGCATATATTATTGGATAGTCCGGAATCAGTGCGCGTGGTCATGGCAGCAATGTGGAAACCTGTGAGAGAAAAGGAGTAAATGAAATGTTTGAGAAATTGGAACTGAAAAAGAAAATGGATAATAGTTATCTTATTCAACGATTACAAAAACCGTCAGGGCCAGAGTTAGATAATCTTTTTTCTTTCGGTGGTGGATTAAAAAACGGCGGCCTTTCTGATAGTGCTATGAAACTTCTAAGGGCTATTTTTTCTTTCGATTATATGGGATCAGCAGAATTTGAATTTGGAGCAGTTCCATCAGCATTTAATTTCATAGCAGAGCAAGCTGGGAAAGATAATCTAGTAGAAGGTAGGATTATAAATAATAAAAATAATGGTAAGGAATATATTTATTACATCTGTCCGAAGCAATATGAAGAAGATGTAAAAGAGAGAATAAATAAGCTACGAAAAAGCGAATCAGATTTTAGATTAAAAGAATTTTGTGGTCTAAAGGATTATTTTGAGTCTAAAAGCGATTATTCAAAAAGAAATCAAGGGTGGATTGAACTTGATAATGGTTTTATGTTTTTTGTAAATGAAGAAATGTTTCAGAAGACCAAGAAATTATTTGGAATAAAGAAGGAGTAAATAGATGAGCAGAATAGAGCTGACTGATTCTATTATGGATATGGCTATAAAAATGTCAGAAGGAAATCCTGGCGCTATAAATGCTATGATGGAATTATATATTAATAATGAAAAAATAGATCCTCAAGACGCATTCGGCCCATTCGGAAAACTTCTGCTCCTTGATACTTTCGGTATATATGGAACAGATATTTATGTTTTATGGTCTGATATCTGCGATCGAGAAGTTGTAAAAATGATCGCAGTATTACGGGCTTGCCAATTAGGAATTTTAAGCCCAGCAATATTAAAAGATGCTTCTTCTCGGCAAGATTACTCTGGCAAAAATATGATTAGCGTGGAAGATTTATATTTTAAGGTAAAGGAGGAATTGCCAGAATTTGATAAGTAATTTTAAGAACCGTTAGCTCAGTTGGCTAGAGCAACGCCCTTTTAAGGCGTGGGTCACCTGTTCAAATCAGGTACGGTTCAAGTTTTTATTTGCCGGGTTGGTGGAATTGGGAGACACCACGGATTTAAGCTCCGTTGCCAGGAATGGCGTGCAGGTTCAAGTCCTGTACCCGGCATTAGTTATTTTGATAGGAGGTTTTATGCTATTAAAGGTAATGACTCAGAGCCAATTCGATCGTGAGGATGAGAGACGATTAGCAATTAAAATCTTATATTTCAAAAAACTCATCGATAGTGCAGAAGTAAAAAAGAGATTACTAGCATTAGGGTATAGCAACTATGGAGCTTCACGAGCTGCCGAGTACATGTATGAAAATAGAAAAAGCTTGAATTATCGTAATAGATTCTGGAAAGATATTTCTAATGATCTGGTAACAAAAACAATTAAAAAGTATAAAAAATCTTATAGCCCTTTTGAAGATACTATGGAGTATCATCAGAGTTTTGTATAAGGAGGTTGCCATGAGCAGGACTTTTGTACATCGGCCGATGAGGCTAGAATTAAATGCTGATGGTTTCGCTGATCCTTGGAAGCATGAATATTCTAAGCGCTTCCCTACTACAAAAGATAAAGCTAGAGTTAAAAATGATAAGCGTAGAATTCGTCATGCTGAAATTGATGAGACTAATAACAAACTTTATAATGCAATAGCAGAGTATAAGGGTGATAATGAGGCGCGAGATTGGCATTATTAAGGAGGAATGATATGATAAAGTTTAACCAGGAATTACAGCATTTGAAAGATAAAAAGAATAGATTAGAAAAAGAAATGAAAAATTGCTCATGTCATTATGGTGGAATTGAAAATGGAGAATTAACCGATAATATTTGTTTTATTTGCCCAGAAAAGAGAATAGAAGTTAATAGAATTAGCAAACGTATTGCTAAAATTAAAATGAAGATAAAAAATAATGGGTAGACAAAAAGGCTCATTAACGTCTGAGCAAAAAGCTCGAATGCAAGCAGGGCGACGGGCAGCAAAGTTAAAAGCCCAAGAAGGTATTATTGGAGAAGTAAAGATTAAAAAAATAGAGAAACCATTAACTAGTGTTTTCGGCTGGGCGATTGAAGGCACTATGATTGTGCCTATTTTCAATTCTGAAAGTAAAAATTATAGTGGTAAGATTTATACAGATCCTTCAAAAGCTAAGGAGGCTATGAAATGACAGATAATCCTTGTGTACATTCAAGTATGGTGGGTTCGCATTATTCTTGTCTTATAGGCAATCAATGCATGGGAAAAGATTATAAATGTAATAGATTTAAAAGATCAGCTGACAAAAAGTTAGTACGTACAAAAATAGTTACTAAAACAGGAAGAGAATATTCTGGAAATAAAGAAGAATTATCTCAAGATGAAATTAAAAATGCTAAAAGTCTAATATCTAGTTTAATAAAAAAATCAGATGCAGAAATTTCACTATTAGTAAAAGATGATGAAATCTATTTTCGTACAGATAGTATTGAATCTATCCAAATTATTATAGAAGACTAGTTTTAATTAAGGGGGAGTAAGATGAAGCTTTGTGAATGCAATTTAGGACAGATTGTGGTTGAAAAAGGAAATAAGCGTCGTATTGGTCACGTAATTGGGTTGGCTTATAATTACGATAGACCAGAATCATGGAAAGAAGAATCTACTGAAATTATTCCTATTATTAAATGGGTTGGGGAACAAATTGGAGTAAAGATTCATTATGCAAATATAGATATTTTCAAGGCTTATTAGGAGGAATTATGAAGTTAGTAAATCTTTCCACTGGGCAGATTTTTCGTTGTACGATGATGGAAAATATAGATGGCAATATTAACATTTTCTCTCGCGATCGTAGGCATATTGCTACGGTTCCAGCGAGCCAAGCAAAGCTGATTTTCAATGAGTCAGAGATACCTTATATGGGGGAAGAAAAAGAAAAAGTTGAATATAAAAATGGTTCAGACAAATTATCTTATAAGGAGAAAGCATTATGAAATGCGTTTGTGGATATTATCAATTAGAAGAATGGGAGATAGACAGGGAAGACCCTGTATTCGATAATGAAATAAGAAAAAATAATGGTGCAGAAAAATTTATAGAAGTTGAAGGTACATTTTTAATTAAACAAGATTATAGTAGGAGAATAGAAGTTAGAATTTTTGCTTGCCCTAGATGCAAGACCTTGCAACTATTGTTATTTTAAGGAGGAAGCAGTATGGTAGTAAATGAAAGACAATTGCAAGTAATGCTTAGGGTATTAGAAGGTTCTTTAACTATTGCTGATAGAACGGATTTAAACATGTTTGGTTTTAATAGAGAGACCAGATATGAAATTTACGAGCAAATAATCAATCAGCAATCAGAAAAATTAATAGAAGTAAAATGAATCAAGATTATTCTTCAAAGCAATTTACTCAATTCCGTCCTATGGTAGAACAAGCTGCATGGCGATTTACTAGAAAATATAAAAATTTAGAATACGAAGAAATCAAATCACAAGCATATTTAGCATTTTGTGAAGTGATGGAAAAGTTTGATCTGAACTATTTTTCATATGGAAATTGTGATAAATTATTTTCAACCTATCTATATAATGGACTTAGGAATAAATTAAGAAATTATTGTTACATTCAAACGCAAAAAGACGCCAGAGTAAATATAGATTATAGATACAGTCAATTTATAGATTCAGACATATATGTGGAAGGATCAATAAATATTCCTAAAAAATTATACAGTTATGATACATTTATAGAAGCTATGAATAAAATAGATAACAAATTGCAATTATCTGATGATGCTAGGGATATACTAAATTATATTTGTTCTAGAGAATGGGAAGTGCCTGGCAAAAAGTTTTATAAAAGACCATCAAAACATTTTGTTACTAAGCTATATCGTAGTAAACATTGGAAAGTCAGTAGAATTAATAGTGCATGGAATGAAATTGCCCAGTGGTGGCAAAATCAAGCTTGTATGGAGGTATGAAAATGAAGTATTTTTTGATTTCATCAGTTATCAGTGTTATTATTGGTATTCTAGATTTGCGGTTCGATCCTGATAATTGGACCTATTGCTGGCTTATTTCAGGAGTGCTTTATGGAATAATTGCTTTTATAATCTCTTTTAAATATAGAGTAAAATAATGCCTAAAAATATTGCCAAGCCAACATTAGTAATAAGCAGAAAATGGCAAACAGGCTTTGATTTCTGGCCTGAAATGAGAAAAGTACTACGGCCGCTTTATCGCTATGCAGAATGTCATAATATTGAAAGATTAATAGTACAAAGTAATATTTGGGATAATCGTACAGAAATACTGAAAATATTAGAAAATTATTTCATAATTGAGCTAAAAAAGATTGTGTGATGTATATAATATAGATAGGTTATTTCGATAGGAGGAAGTATGATTAACTGGTATTGGCTATCGATCTTTTCATTATATTTCTTTATTTCAGGTATACTATTAGGAACTATTATTAGGGATGAAAGATTTAAGGAAATACATAAGCATATATCCTCTATTATTCTGTTGTTAATATTCATTCTAATTTTCCCTATTGCATTTCCTTTATTCAATTATTTAAGTAAAGATAAAAAAGTTGGCAAATAATTCTTGTATGAGAATTATATTTTCTTATTATTGTATACAATAGTAATAGGAGGAATGTGTGAAATTATGGAAAGGATTTTTAGTAACTGTTATTTGCTACGGATATGGAATGGCTTGCATAGAGTGCTCTTCTTTTGGTTATAAGATAGTGCCCGTAAATGAATTAGAAGTCTGCCCATAATTTTTAATTAATTTTCTATAAGGAGTATCTATGAGCAATGTTAATGATTCTGTAAAATCTAAGGTCGAAATGAAAAGTGAAATGAGTGCCTACATGGAATTAGAACTGAATGATCCTACTAATCATAGGGTTTATTCATGGGTAAATGAAGAGTATTTTTATAAAATGCTCGAACGGGCAAAAGCTGAAAAATTATTTGTTAATGAATTTGGTAGGGTAGATTTGTATAAACTTATACAATTTCTTTGTGGGGCTTTTGCTGATGGAAGATTAGTAGCGCTACCAAATCATAAATGCAGAAAAAGCGTAATAGAATACATTGCTAAAATTGCTTCCTGCGATGATAAAGCCTTAACTGTAGAAAAAGCGGATAAAATTATGGATGAAGTTTTAGGTACAAAGTCAAAGCGAAACCATAAGAAGAAGGAAGTTGTTCCAGAGTTTGTAGATGAAACTGGAAAACCTTTTAAGGAGGATTAGATGGGTTATGTACAAGATGAATTTGGAAAGGCTGTGGGAACAAAATGGGCAAAGCGATTCGGAGTATAGTCCAAACCAATATGAAAAAATTTAAAAATATTCCTTTCCCTCATAATAAAAGTAACTATATTCATTATTTTAGATATGCTAAGTTTATTGAATCTAGGCCGATCAGAAATTTGAAAAAAGAAAACAGATTTAATATTCATCATATCTTCCCTAAAAGCATGGGAGGATTAGATAATAAAGATAATCTAATAAAATTAACAAATAGAGAGCATTTTGTTGCCCATTTGATATTATGGAAATGCGGTTATCTTAAAATGATTCGAGCTTTTTGGATAATGAATGTAATCAATAAGAAGAGAATGAAATTATCATCAAGGCAATATAGTATTTTAGTAAAAGATAAAAGTATTGATGCTTCTATTAGTCAATTAGGCTCTAAAAATCATATGTATGGCAAAACTAGAACTGAAGAAGCAAAAAGAAAAACATCAGAAAAATTAAAAGGAAGAATATTTACTAGGGAACATAGGAATAATTTATCAATTGCGGAAACGGGAGAGAAGAATCATCAATATGGCAAAAGACCTTCAGAAAAAACTATTAAAAAATGCATTGCTAAAAATACTGGCAAGAAAAGAAGTCAAGAAGTAAAAAATAAAATATCTAGTTCAAACATTGGTAAGCACACTATGTCAGAGTTAAACAAAGAGAAATTAAGGCAAATAGGCAAAAAATTAGTTGGGAATAAAAATCACTTTTATGGTAAACACCATTCTGAAAAGACAAAATACTTGCAGTCAATAGTTAAATTAGGTAAGCCAGGATTAAAAGACGACAAAAATCCAATGGCAAGACCAGTTAGATGCAAAGAAACTAATGAAACATTTTTAACTATGAAAGCAGCTTCTATAAAATGCTATGGGGATGGTAATTCTAATATTGCTCAAAGAGTTTGGCAATCAATAAGATATAATAGAATTATTCATGGCTTTTCTTTTGAAAGAATAAGTAAATGATAGATTTCATCCGTCTGCTAAAAGACTATAATATTGATTTCAAGCAAGAAGTAGACGGATGGACAAGGAGTTATTATGAAAATTACTAAGAATATTTATTTCAATAAGGGGTTTGATGTAAACATTTTTAATACTTGGTATGGATTGCATTATTATTGGCAATCAAGTCCTTTATTTGATATTATAAATAGTCATAGAAAGTGCAATACTATTCATGAATATGGAATAATTGTTTTTGGTTTATGGCTATATATTAAGATAGATCAATAGGAGTTATCATGGATGAATTAGATGTTATAGAAGGTACTACTCATAAAATATATCATCATTTTTGTGATTATATGAAACGATGGTATTATGCAAAACGCCATGCTTTTTCATTTAAGACATTCAAGGAAACTAAGCAAATAATTAGAGAATTTGATCCTTCAAAAATGGTTGGATATTCTGCTATGCAAAAAGTAAAAAGATATAAAGAAAAATATGGTGGGATTGAGACTATTTCTGTAGATGATGATATGTTTATGGGATCGATGATAGTGCTGATCCCCCATGATAAAATGGGGATTACTTGTATCTATATTCCTCAATGTATAAATCCTTCTAATACTTTCTTTTTATATCCTTGCCATATTAAACAATTGTCTGAAACTATTGCTAAGATGTGTAAAGAGTATAATTTGAAAGAGTGGTAATATGATTGATTTCATTAGACTATTCAAAGACTATAATATTGATTTCATTACAAACGTAGAAGGCTGGGTGAACATAAATTGCCCATTAGGGCATAGCAATGGGGTTCGCGGCTATAAAGGAGGATTCAATTTAGCAGATGGGCATTATAATTGCTGGGTATGCTCTGGAGCGCAGATAGAAGAAGTTCTGTCTAAACTACTAAACATAAGTTTTTATGAAACTAAAATACTATTGCAAGATTACTCTACAGATACTGTAGCGAGACCAAGAGCAAATAAAAAGAAAGGTTTAGCAAAAAGTATAAAGTTGCCTGGATATGAAATTGCTAAGAATAGCAAAGCATGGGATTATTTAGTTAATAGGGATTTTGATCCACAGTATCTAATTGATACATATAAAATACAAGATGGGGGATTGGTAGGATATTGGTCATTTAGAATAATAATTCCCATTTTCTATCATAATGTAATAGTTTCATATCAAGGTAGAAGTTTATATTCTAAGAAAAAATGTTTAGAATTAGATATACTGCGATATCAGACATTAGATATTACTTCGAGTGTTATTGATGCTAAAAAAGTTTTATATAATTTAGATAACTGTACAGAGGATTGGGTAGTATTGCATGAAGGAGTTACAGATGTTTGGCGATTAGGATATAAAAATTGTTGCGCCACCTTGGGTACGGAAATGTCAGAAGATCAGATAATACTATTGGCCAAGCGATTTAATAAAGTAATATTTTTATTTGATAATGAAAAAGAAGCTCAATCAAGGGCTAAAAAATATGGTGAAAGATTAGTAGGATTAGGAGTAGAAGCAGAAATATTCAATCCTGAATTTGTTCATGATCCTGGTGATTATAATTTGGAAGAGGAAAAATTTGTAAGGAGAGAATTGTGTTTGACTCTTTAGGCGACAGAATGAAAAATAATTATGAAAATAGAGCTAGAAGTTATTTACCAAGACGTTCGTATACTATTTTACGAATTGATGGAAAATGCTTTCATACTTATACTAAAAAATTAGATATCCCATTTGATGTTGGATTAATTGAGGACATGAATGCTACCGCGCAATACCTTTGTAAAAATATTATGGGGACTAAGTTTGCTTTTGTACAGTCAGATGAAATATCTTTATTGCTTACTGATTTTGAAAATATAAATACCGAAGCGTGGTTCGATAATAATATTCAAAAGATGGTTAGTGTTTCTGCAAGTATGGCTACATCTAGTTTTAATAAAGCTAGGATAAGCAGAGATATAGATAATGCTGATTATTTTGCAGAGTTTGATAGCAGAGTTTTCCAAATACCACAAAAGATAGAAGTTATTAATTATTTTATTTGGCGACAAAATGATACAGTTAGGAATAGTATTAGTTCAGTAGCACAATCATTATATAGTCACAAACAATTAAATAATAAATGTAATGCTGAAATGCAAGAGATGATTTTTCAAAAAGGAACTAATTGGAATGATTATGATACTACCTTGAAAAGAGGTAGAATGATTGTAAAAGAAAGTTATGATAAAGAAGGAACAGAAAGAACAAGATGGATAGTACAAGCCCCGCCTATTTTTACCGAAGATAAAGAATATTTAGATAGATTAATTCCTATTGATGGATAAAGGAGATTTTATGTTTGTAATGAATGGTAAATATAATTATGCAAATATAATGATTGATGAAATAGATGATTCTACAAAAGAGCAGATACAAACATTTTTAAATCATCCTGCTTTTGGTAAAAAGAAAATTGCAATAATGCCTGATTGCCACAAAGGCTCAGGATCATGCATAGGATTCACTATGCAATTAGGTGATTATATAATGCCCCAAATTGTGGGAGTCGATATTGGCTGTGGAATGTTAGCAGTTAATTTAGGGCAAATAGAAATTTACCCAGTTAAATTAGATGAGTTTATAAAAAATAATATTCCTTGTGGAAGAGAAATTAATGACAAACCATTTGAATCTACTTCTGATAGATGGATAACTTTTGATGAAGTCTGTAAAAAACTAATAATGATAAAACAAGAGCATTACGATCAATTGGCAGCTTAGGCGGAGGCAATCATTTTTGGGAAGGAAGTAAAGATAGTCAAAATAATACTTGGTTAATAGTTCATTCTGGCTCTCGTAATTTTGGGAAACGTATTGCAGATTTTTATCAATCAGAAGCTAAAAAGTTAATGAATAAGTTTTTTATTAATCCTGAAACCGATATGGAGTTTATACCTATTCATGAACAGATAGCACAAGATTATTTAGTAGCAATGAAAATGGCTCAGCATTATGCTCATGTAAATAGATGGGTAATGATGAATAAAGTTATTGAATATTTAGGATTTAATAGTAAAGATAATAGTTATAAATCGCAAACTATAGAATCAGTACATAATTATATTGACTTTGAAGATAAAATAATTAGAAAAGGAGCAATCAGCGCTCATGAAAATCAATTATGCATCATTCCATTTAATTCTGCTGAAGGTTCTGCTATTTGCAAAGGTAAGGGAAATTCAAAATGGAATTATTCCGCTCCTCATGGTGCAGGACGATTAATGAGTAGAGCAAAAGCATTTGATACTTTAGATTATAAAGAATATCAATCAAGGCTTTATAATAATAATGTATACTCAAGCACAGCTAATTCTTCTACTTTAGACGAAGCTCCAATGGCTTATAAATCTAAAGATATTATATTGAATAGTATCGAGCCTACAGTAGAAATTATTGATATGTTAAAACCATTCTATAATTTCAAAGCATCTGAAAGTATAAAAAGAAAATGAAAGATAAAGGATTTTATGGTATTGGTATTGAACAAGGGAAAACTGAAACTAATTATTGGACATTATTCCGTACTGCGCAAATACTAGATGCTGATTTTGTATTCGTAATAGGCATTAGATATAAACGTGGTGCTCCTGATACTATGAAAAGTTATAGACATATTCCTACGTATAGTTATAATGATTTTGATGATTTTAATAGTCATAGACCATTTGATTGCAAATTGATAGGGGTTGAAATAATAGATAATGCTATTGAAGTTTCCACTTATGCCCATCCTAAACGAGCAATTTACTTACTAGGCGCAGAGGATAATGGATTAACTAATAAAGCTATGAATAATTGTCAAGAAATAATAAAATTGTATGGTGACAGAAGTATGAATGTAGCCGTAGCAGGTTCTATTGTTTTGTATGATAGATATTCTAAGGAAAGGAAATAAGAATGAATAGTAAAGAAATTGTATTACGAAAATATTCTGATGCTAATGCCTGTGTAGATGATGATGGATATAGTATTTTAATAGTTGCTCCTGGAATTATTTTAAGCGATTCATATATCGAAGAAGATGATGCTTGGAATGATGCTGCTTGGCGATTTTGTGATAATTAATTGAAATCAGTTAAAATTGCTTCGCTAAATAATAATATTTTCATTATAAAGTTCTCAGGAGATGATTTTATAAGTGTTCTAAAAGTGGTAAAGTCATTAGATGGTAGAGAATACATAAAAGAAAAACACTATTGGACCGCGCCGTATATAAATAATAATTTTGAAATACTTGTAAATAATGGGTTCGAAATTGCTTATGGTAAAGGGAATATAATACAAAATCCTGATATTATTATTGATAATTTAGCAATCAACAATCCTAAACTAAAAGGATTATATTCTTACCAAAAAGAAGCAGTACAATTTATAGAATCGATCAGACCAAATATAAAACAGTATTATGGTATTATAGGATCAGAATGTGGGATAGGAAAAACTATTGAAGCATTAGGTATTTGTAATTTACATATTAATGAAGGAAGTTTTTTAATTATCTGTACAGCTTCCATGAAGCTAAAATGGCAGCGTGAGATAAAAAAATGGACTAATTATGATGCTTATATAATCTATGGCGAGAAAGAATCCTCATTACCCAAAGCAAAGTTTTATATTATCAATTATCATATATTAGGTAGAGAAAATGTTAAGGATAGGAAGCGAGAAAATCGTAATAAAATATTATTCGATAAATTAGAATCAAAAAGAAAAATAGATTGTGAAAATAGCAAAAAGGAGTATAAAAAGAAAAGATATAAAGAGAAAAATATTAGATTAGAAGGGTGGGTAACTGAATTATCTAAGTGCAATATTATAGGAATATTCCCTGATGAAAGTCACCGATTCTCAAACCCCAAAGCAATTTGGACTAAGTGTTTTGTATGGATGTTTTATTCGATAGATCCTAAAATATTTGTACCATTATCAGGCACCCCAATACGTAAGCGGCCTAGAAACTTCTGGACAATTTTACATTTAATTTGTCCTAACATTTTTAATAATGAGTACAGATATCTATGGAAGTTCTGCGGCCCTAAAAAGGGATTCTTCGGTTGGACATTTGATGAAAGCTCTAATGAAGAAGAATTACATAGATTATTGCAGCCAATAATGATTCGGCAATTAAAATCAGAAGTATTAAACTTGCCCAATAAAGTATATAATGTATTGCCTATGGAATTAACAAAATTAGAAGAAAAGAACTATATAAATGCTACTGATGAATTGAAAAAATTATTGAAAGAGCATAATGAAAACAGTATAATAGTTAAAAATAATATTAGCAAGGTAAAACGATTAGCATATTTAGCTAAACGTAATTCTGTATTTATATGGATTGACGAATATTTAGAAGATCATGATAAATTAGTAATAGCAGTATGGCATAAAGCTGTTATGGAAGATTTATATGAACGATATAAAAAGATTTCTGTTAAAATAGATGGCTCAGTAAATGGTAAAGATAGGCAATTAGCAGAGGATAGATTTCAAACAGATGATAGTATAAAAATAATATTTATTCAAACTGATGCAGGAGGAGAAGGTATAACATTAACAGCAAGTAATGCAATAGCAATTATAGAGATGCCTGATACTCCTGGGCAAGTAATTCAATTAGTAGGACGGATCGATAGGGTAGGAGCAGAAAAACATAAACAATTAATGATATATTTTCCATTTGCTAATGGTACTATTGAAAATGATATAGCTGATAGTATAGAAACAAGTTTTGAATCGTTAGGAATGATACTTGATGGTAAAGAAAATAGCAAATTATTTAATACAAGTTTCGATAAAAACATCATTAAAAAGTTGAAAAGTTGTATATAATATAGATATGGAAATTGAAAAGGTAGATGGTATTTGTGTGAAGATGAACTTCCTCCTGTAGATATACAGGTATTAGGAATGTATTCTGGCGGGTGCTGGTTTGCGGGATTTAGATTAGAGAACAATAAGTGGTGGGATGGTGAATATGAATGTGAATGCCCTGATTATTGGATGATTCCTAAAAAGCCAGATTTTGCTCTTGTAAAAGGAAAATGTTAAATGAAATATTCTAATAGGATAATGACACATGAAAAGATATGAAATTGTAATTGATGAAATTGAAAAAGCATATTTGCAGCAGAAAATAATTGAAATAAGAAAAAATGAAAATTGTAATGCTAATTTTGTTCTATCATCTATTGAGCATAAGATAGATTTTGCTAAAGAAATTGAAAAATGAAATATCTATTTGGTGCAATTAAGATTTCAAATGCTTTTAATGGGGAGGTAAAGGTAATATGAGTCATGCAAATGGACTGGTAAAATTTAACGATGGAACAATAAAGCATTTTGAATATGATGGAACTTCCGATGTTCCTATAAGTCATTTATATGATAATTATGATGATATGATTAAAAATTGGAGAAATCATGAATGGCTAAAATGTGATTCTGACTGTACTAATTTAGAAGATGTTATATTTTTTACTGATTATGGCGGAGGATTTTATTTTAAAGGGAAGGCTTGTAAAGAGCATAATTCATTATTAGTTGATCTTGATTTTCATATTATAGAAAGAAATGAAACAGATGATTGGGCTAGTAATCTATGAAATATCCATTTGGCACTATCAATGATGGAAGGCGAAAGGATATATTCTCTATAATCATTTTTGGCTTTCCTATTGTAAGTTGGTTTGTGATTAATTTTCATGATGATATGAGTAAGCAAGTATTTGCTAATGATGAGGATTGGGAAAAGGTTAATTTTTTATATGTTTTAGGCTTTCAATTATCTATATGGGCAGGGAGGTAACATGCAGCAGAGAATAGTAGCAGGAATGTTATATTGGCGAACAGTAAGAAAAACATTAAATCAAGTTAAAGAGCAATATCCTGATTTTAGTTATATTGAAGGACCGGGTATTTTAGATAAAACATTTATTCTTATTGGTGAAGAGGAACTATTGGCTACTGTTATAGAAACTTTTAGGTCTTTACAAAAATGATTTATTATCGTTATGAAGATCCTATGATATATGGTGATGAATATTCAGCTAGAATAGAATTAAAATTATCTACATATGAAGTATTGAAAATCACCCCTTGTGGAGTGTGGATAAAGTATCCCGAACGCAATAAATTAGGATATAAAGAGGATGTTTGCATTGGTTATATTGAAGGCAAGAAGTTTATACTAGAAAGATCATTGTGGTATAAAACAGTTACGAAAAAGCGTTTTGCTTGGCCTACGAAAGAAGAAGCTTTAGAATCATATAAACATAGAAAGTTGTATCAAATAAATATTTTAGAAGGGCAATTAAATAGAGCAAAAGAAAACTTAGAAATAGCAGAAGGAGCACAAAGTGAATCCATTTAAATGCTCTATCTGTGGAAAATATATTAGCTATAGAGAATTAGAAGAAGGCAATATAGAACAAAAATATACACCCGATTCAGAATTTACAATTGAAGAATTTGAATATTGGCATGAGAAATGTAAATCAGCAGAAGTATATAATAAGTAAAAAAGGATATGATTTGAAAGGTAAAAATTTCTCTTGCAATAATATTGGACAACGTAAAAAATCGGATTTCTACGAAACTCCTTATTGCCTTACTCAAGAATTATTGAATAGAGTAAAATTATCTGCTCCTATCCTAGAGCCTGCTTGTGGGGATAAAGCTATAGTAAAAGTATTATTTGAAAATGATTATAGTGAAGATGAAATAGATTATTATGATATTAAAGACGGGCAAGATTTTTTATTAGAAAAGCGTAAATATAGAACTATAATAACTAACCCACCATATTCATTGGCATTTCAATTTATACAAAAAGCAAAGCAATTATGTAATGATTTTTATTTTCTATTACCACTATCATATTTGCATGGGAAACAGCGATTAGATTATATTTATTCAGATAAAACATTCCCATTAAATTGTATTTATGTATTTGATCGCTATCCAATGCTTGGTGATCCATTACGAAAAGATATGAAGATAAGAACTGGGATGGTTGTATTTGCATGGTATCACTTTTCTAAAAAGCCGGAATATTCAGAGCCTATTATTCGTTGGATAGATATACAAAAATACATATTAAGTAAAAAGGATCTAATTTGAAGCGTGAGACCATAAAAATCGACTCCGAATTACGAATATTGATTAATTGCATTACTAATGATAGATTTCTAAAAGAAATTATCCCAGTAATGCGAAGTCAATATCTAAAACTATCATATTCAAAAACTATATGGTCGTGGGTAGAAGAATATTACAATAATTTTTCTTGCGCTCCTAAAAAGGATATTGCGGATTTATATAAACAAAAACGCTTAATGCTTCAAGAAGATGATTCCGAGGATAATGATTCTATTCAGTTATTTTTGACTAATCTTTCTAATCAGTATGAAAGTTATTCTGAAGTAAACAATATAGATTTTATTTTGCAAGAGTCATTACATTATTTGAAAATACGTTCAGGAGAAGTATTAAAAGATCAGATAGATGAAGCATTATTAGAAAATGACTCTGATAAACTAGAAAAACTTATTTCTAATTATAAGCGAGTAGAAAAGCCTACAGGTCAAGGTATTGACTTATTAAAAGATACTGATAGAATAGTTGACGCATTGACAAATGAGAATGATAAACTATTTTCATTTCCTGGTGACGCTGGAAAATTAATAGGTCCAATCAGTCGGGGTGATTTTGTATGTTTTTTCGGTCCCGCTTCCAGAGGAAAATCGCAATTTTTATGGTGGTCTTGTGAAAGTGCTATGAAGGAATCATGTAAAGTATTATTATTTACATTAGAAATGACTGAAGATGAAATATTGAAAAATCGAGCATGGCCGTCTATATCAGGGCAACCAAAGTATAAAAAGGATGTGTTATCAGCTTATTTTGAATTAAATGAATCTACGGGTAAATATGATATTATACAGAAATCAGAATTAAAAGAAGGTAATGATCCGAATGAAGTAGCTAGTATACAGAAAAAACTTCATAGACAATATCGTAAAGGGAATATTAGAATTATTTTCCCTACTAATTTATTAACTGTAGAAGATATAGATAGCACTTTAGATAATTTATACTATTATGAAAACTACATTCCTGATATAGTAGTAATTGATTATGCTGATTATATGTCACCGAGTAAAAATTTCAAGTCTAATGATTATAGGCAAACTATTAATAATATCTGGAAAGGATTAGCAGCATTACGATTAAAAAAGAATATTGCTATTATTACAGCAAGTCATACGGAAGTTAAGACATTTAATTCAGATATTAAAATCGAGCATGCATCAGAGGATAAGCGCAAGAATAATCATATTAGTATAGGAATAGCATTGAATCAGACTGAAAAAGAACAGGATAATAATATAATACGTATAGCCATGACTAAAATGCGGGAAGGTAGAAAAACATCGAAACAAGTAGTATGTTTGCAATGCTTAGATATAGGCCGGCCATGTATAGCTTCTAAAATGCAAACTGATGTAAATATGTCAGAATTTACAGTTCAAGAAAAAGGTAATAATTATGCAAAAAAGCGTAAAAATTCTGATTAATTGTATATAATATATGTGAGGAAAATATGCCAACAAGTAGTATTCCTTTGGAGCATTTTATTCCCTTTGCATATACTATATATTGTAAACTTGATAAGATGCAAAATGATCCGGAATATCATAGAAACATAATAGCCCTTGGTAAAGGTGGTAATAAAACATTTATTCATCTTATATGGTTTGGATTACCGGCACCAGCTAGAATAAAAGTAAATGGTTCTTATCTTCATGCATTTAAAAACAGTTCTGGCATTATTTGGAAATATAATGATCAGCATGTAAGACAAATTATAAGAATATTTAAAGAATTAAATTGGCTGACATATACTAATCTTAAAAAAGTGGTAAAATTGCCAAGAAAAGATTTGAATATTAATTCAAATAAAATTGAGGATAAAATAACCCAATTTAATAAGATGTGGTTGTTACAAAAAGTATCTAAAATTGATTTTGATTATACACTAAAACTATATTCAGAAAAACATAATATTAACTATAATCCTAATGGTTTACTAATTTGAAATACTATACATATGTTAAGCGATTTTATTGTCAATTTCTATAGTAATTTTATGAGAAATACTATATAATACTAGTATGGAAACTTTATACAGTCAATTTTTCTTTGATCTAAAGGGTAAGTTATTAACTAAGCAAGTAACTTATGAGCAATCAATTGTACTGGCCCAGCCAGTGCTGAACGAAATGAACATAAAAGGAGAAGCAATAGCAAAAAAGCATCATAGAAAATATAGAAGATTAACATATATTTCTGTATTAAGGGGGTAGGAACATGGGTAAAAGAAAAGAAACTATTATCTATATGGATACAAATAGTCAAGAATGGAAAGATAAAATTGCAAAATTAAATAAACAATTGAACGATAGAGATGGTAATTTACGCCATGAGTTATTTCCTATAGGATATGAAAAACATATTTCTAAATTACCACCAACATAAAAGGAGTTTTATGTATTATCTAGAAAAAAGATTAGAAATAGCCGGGGCTCATTATTTGCAGTTAAATTATGAAAGTAAATGTTCTAATCTCCATGGACATAATTGGCAAGTAACCATTTATTGTAAATCAGAAGAATTAGATGAAAATGGAATGGTAGTTGATTTTACAAAAATTAAAGAACAAGCAATGAAATTAGATCATAAAAATTTAAACGAGGTTTTAGCTTTTAATCCAACTGCCGAAAATATTGCTGAATATCTCTGTACTAATATCCCTAAATGCTATAAAGTAGATGTTATTGAGTCTGAGAACAATAAGGCTTCTTATGTATTGGATTAAGGAGATTTTTTATTCAATTCAAGGTGAAGGAAGATGGACTGGACTTCCTGCTATATTCATTAGATTTGCTGGATGCAATCTTTCTTGTACATGGTGCGACACTGATTGGAGCAATCCTATTGAACTTAGTTTAGATAATATTATCAATGAAATAAAAAAATACCCTACAAAACATATAATATTAACAGGAGGAGAACCAACACTACAACTAGATAAAAGACTTATTAAGACATTGAAGAAAAATGGATATTATTTGCATATTGAAAGCAATGGAACAAAGTGTATCCCAAGAGGAATAAATTGGACTACAATTTCCCCAAAGCAAAATAGTAATTGGATTATTAAAAGAGGAGATGAATTAAAGGTAGTTTATGAAGGGCAAGATCTAAAACAATATGAAGATACAAAATTCAAATGTTATTATCTTCAACCATGCTCAATGAAAAATACAGAGGAGACTGTCGAAGTATGCAAGAAAAATCCAAAATGGAATCTTTCGATTCAAACGCAGAAGTTATTGAACATAAGATAAAAGATATTTTATTATACATTGGTGAAAATCCAAATCGTGAAGGACTTATTGATACTCCAAAAAGAATTAGAAAAAGCTGGGAAACTTTATATGGGGGCTATAATCAAAAAGCAGAAGATGTATTAAAAGTAGCTTTTTCTGAAATTGGTGATTATGATGAGATGATAATATTAAAAGATATTGATTTCTTTTCTACTTGTGAACACCACATGCTCCCGTTCTGGGGCAAGGCCCATATAGCATACATTCCAAATAAAAAAGTAGTTGGAATTTCCAAATTAGCTAGATTAGTTGAAATGCATTCTAGACGACTACAGATACAGGAGCGTATGACTGCTGATATTGCTAATGATATTCAAAGATGCCTTGATCCTTTAGGGGTAGCTGTATTTATTCAAGCTCAGCATTTTTGTATTAAGGCTCGCGGAGTGCAAAAAATAAATTCAGTAATGGAAACAAGTAAATTGATTGGGGCATTTAAAGATTTTGATCCAACTAGAAATGAATTTTTTAATATGGTGCGAGGATGAAAGTAATAGCCATAGATTTTGATGAAACCGCTTCTAAATACCCTGAAAAAGTAAACTCTTTATATGAAAATTATGAAAACTTTATCATTATTTATACCGCTAGAAGTTCACTAGTTAGAAAAGAAACTGAAGAGCAATTAAAAGAATTAAATATTAGATATCATGCTTTAGTTATGGATAAAATTAGAGCTGATTTTTACATCGATGATAAAAATGTAGGGGGATTAAAATGGATAGAATCTTAATGTTTAGCTCTGGAATGGATTCATTTATAATGAAATCTATATATAATTTTTCTAATGATGAATGTCTTTTTGTAAGAATGGGGACGGAAGAAAACAAAACGGAAGAACTAATTATTAATAGAGATTATCCAGGGGTTTTGAAAGTTGATTTACCTATAGCAAACTTTGAATTGCCAAATAAAATAATTCCTTTTAGAAATCATTTTTTTGCTTTAATTGGGGCAGAATACTCTTCTAAGATCTATTTTGCTTTTACCGCTGGTGATACAACCAAAGATAAAGATTTTGTATTTAAATCCCAAATGGAAGGAATATTTAATTATTTTGCTTCTTCTCCTGAAAAAGTTAAAATTAGTAATGAACAATATATAATAGAAATGCCATTCAAAATGAAAACTAAAACTGAATTGGTTAAAATGTATTTAGAAAAGGGATTAAATTATAACGATTTAATTAATCATTCTTCTAGTTGTTATTCTGGAAATTCTTGTGGTATTTGTAGATCGTGTTTAAGAAAATATATTGCCCTTAAATTAAATGGAATTAATTGTGAAAAAGATTTTATTAACAATCCTATTAATCAATTAGAAGATTTTTATAAAGAATGTATAGCAAAAAATAGAGGGATTGAAACCGAGGAGGTAAAAAAATGTATCGAGCTTCTATAGCTATAATGGTTACTGGGGGGATTGACTCGACTACTCTTATGTATTTATATAAAGATAAAAATCCGACTCTTTTAACGGTAGATTATGGGCAATCTGTTTTTGATAAACAAATTGAGATGATTACTTTTCATTCTAAAAAATTAGGATTAAATGATCCAATAACAATAAAAATTGAATATTTTGATTGGCAAAAAAAACCAGGGTTGTTTACTAAAAATTTTAAACCTAATGAAGAAAACCCATTAGCAGATTACAATAAATTAAGATATGAAAACTTTTTTATTGAAGGTAGAAATATGATAATGATTGCATATGCTTTATCATATTGCTCTACTATGAAAATAGATGAATTATTAACTGGCTATTTATATGGAGAGGAAGAATGGACTAAAAGAAGAACATATAAATTAATGACTGGAGATAATTCCCCTCAATTTGTGGATATGATGAATTTGCTTACTAATGTTGGCCTTTCTTATCAAACTAGACTGAGAGCTCCTTATTATGAAAATAGGCAATCAAAGAATGAAGTTATAAAATTAGGTAGAAGTTTAGAAATTGATTATTCAAAAACATACTCATGTTATTTTGATCCTCCATGTGGTGTTTGTGATAATTGCCTTTTAAGAGAAAGTTTTTTAAATGAGGATGAAAAATAATTTAATGATAATATATGTTAGTGGATGTCCAAAATTTGATATGAAAGAAGTAAAGCAATTAATAGGACATAAATTAAAATTTAATATACTATTATCTTATAATACATTAAAAAATAAAAAAGATGTGAAAAAAGAGATTCCATTGTATTCAAAGAAAATATTTTTAGATAGTGGTGCATTTTCAGCATGGAATTCAAAAGCTATTATAGATATAAACAAATACATAGATTTCACATTACAAAATGAACAGTATTTTGAGGTAATGACCTCACTAGATGTTATTCAAGGAAGTGTAAAAGACAATAAAAATAATTTTATAAAAATGAAAAAAGCAAAATGTAAAATCATTCCGGTTTATCATTATAAAGAACCTATTGAACTATTAAAGTTTTATGCAAATAATTCTGATTATATTGGATTAGGGGGAACTGTCGGCATAGCTTATAATGAAAAAAGAAATTTTTTTTATAAATGTTTCAAAGAATTTCCTAACAATAAAGAAATAAAGTTTCATGGATTTGGAGTAAATAGTATCCCTTTATTATACGAGTTTCCTTTCTATTCTGTAGATAGCACAACTATTATTAGAGCTGGAATTAATGGCAATTTATTTGTAAATGGAAAACAATGGCATATAGGAAAACAGTTTTTTCAAAAAAGAGGAGAAGCTTCGCTAAACGAAGTAAAAAAATTATCAATAAAATATTTAGGAAAAGATTATTCTGATATTTTAGTAGGAAATAATGGAAGGCAGCAAGCAAAAATATTAACAATATTAAATTATAAAATAATGTCAGATATTTCATTCGATTCTGATTATATATATTCCAGTAAAATTAATTATCTACTTTAAGGAGTACCAATGCAAATCGTAAAATCAGAATTTCTATCCGCAATGAAAAAGGCAATGCCTGGCGTCGAAAGTTCTAATAATATCCTACAAGGTGTGGATACCTATATTTTTCATAATGGGCATATCTATACCTATAATGACCAGAGCATTCGCTGATATAAAATATATGGATGAATTGGGTAGACAAGCTCCAAAATCATTTATTAAAAAATATTCATCATTATTTGATGAAATTAATATATAAATATGATAAGGATTATTGAATAATGAAAATCTATTATAGCAATACCCAAGTTGAAAATTGGGATAATATAAATATCAAACCCTTCCCATTTTTAGTTTCATATTACGAGCTTGCTAAACAAAAAAAAGAATATGAAAGACAAAAAAATGCTCTGATTTAATGCTAGATTCAGGAGCTTTTTCAGCTTGGAGACAAAAAAAGGAAATTAAAGTAGAAGAATATATAGATTTTCTTTTAAATACGAGAGCGGAATTCAATCATATTATTTCATTGGATATTTTTGGTGATGATTCTTTATCATATAAAAATTATTTGAAAATGATAAAAGCCGGGCTAAATGTGATTCCAGTTTTTCATGCCGATGCTGATTTAAAATATTTATATAAGTATGCCGATGAAACCAATTATATTGGGCTAGGAGGATTCGCTAAATCATATAAAAAAAATAGATTGATTGCAATGAAAAGAGTTTTTGATTTATTTCCTGATTCAAGTAAAATAGGATTTCATGGTTTTGGTGTCAATGATATTGAGTTAATGGAGATGTTTCCTTGGAAATCCGTTGATGCTTCTACTGCTCATATTTGTGCTAGATATGGGGTGATATTAACTCCTTGGGGGGCAAAAACAATAATTAAAGCAGGTGATATAAAAAGACATAAATGGAAAAGTGAAATTAAAGAAAAAATAGTTAATGATTACTTAAAATCAATCAACTGTGATTTTAAGAAAATATATGAAACTAACGTTCCCGGTAAGGTAGAAAGATGTAGATGTAATATTATTTATTTTGAAAAATACGTAAAAGATAAATGCCCTACTATTTATAAATCAAAAATTAATTACTTATTTTAGGGGGGAGATACGATGCAAATCGTAAAATCAAATCTACTTACTGCAATGAAACAAGCGCTTCCTGGCGTTGAATCTGGTAATTCTATTTTAGACGGAGCTGATACTTTTATTTTCAAAAATGGTTTTATCTATAGTTATAATGATAATATTTCTGTATCTGTACCATTTGTCACGGAAAAACCATTAGTCGGCGCTATCAAGGCTAAGGATTTTTATGATTTAATTGATCGTTTCAAAACTGATACTATTACAATTATTTCTAAAGATGGCAAATGGATAGTTAAAAATGAATCTGCTCGCGCCGAATTGACATTATTAGAAAGTTCATTAATGGAGCATATAGAAAAAATTAGTCCCACAAATCCTAAATATGTTAAATTGCCTGAACGGTTTTTTGATGGTATGAAAATATGCAGTTTCAATTCTAATCGATCATCATTATCAGGTTTGTATTGTAATGAAAATTATATTACGTCAACGGATGAAATTAGAATTAATCACTATAAACTTGACGGGACTATCGTAGAACCATTTTGGATTTCTGATAATGCTGCAAAGGAATTATTGAAATTACAAAATATTGTTAAATATTGCAGTGATAAATCATGGGTACATTTTTGTACGAAGGATAAAACGGTTTTTAGTTGCAAGAAATTAGCTATTGATAATTATCCTATTAAGAGTATTATAGATTTAGTTGAAAGTAATGGTTTAGTAAAAGGTGATATAAAAGGCATACTACCAGTAGGATTATCTGATGCAATTAATAGAGCGTCAACATTATCTATGAACATTGAAAGTTTCAATAGTATAAAATTAACATTTACTACTGACTATATAGAAGTATATTCAGAACGCCCAAGCGGGAAGTATACTGAAAAAGTATCATGGGATAAACCTATAAAGAATATGTCAGAGTTGTCTATATTAGTTGATTATAACTTTTTCGAGCAGGGTATAAAAAATAGTGATAGTTTTTATTTGAAGAGTAGTGAGAAAGGAGCAACTAAAATAGTATTTGCTCATGCTAATGGTTTGCAGATAGTCAATACATTTGAGGGAGGAGAATAATATGAAAATTATTAACCAATCTTACGAGATTTTATCTGATCCTGATTTACAGAAACAACTGCAACTTATTGAATTGGCTGGTAGAACTGCCTATAAATCTGAAGATAGAATTACGGACGATTCAATGAAAGAGTTTGCTTCAATGATTACTAAGCGAGGACATGAAGCAGTATTGGAACATAGTTTTTTATCTGTAAAGTTTATTACTGATCGTGGAGTATCCCATGAATTAGTAAGGCATAGATTAGCCTCATTTACACAAGAAAGCACAAGATATTGTGATTATTCTAAGAATAAATTTAATAAGCAGATTACTTTTATTCGTCCTGTTTGGATTGATCCTTTAGTTGTTTCTATAAATACCGAAGAAGATTGGAAATCTACAAGTACAAATTATTTATGGTATCAAGCTATGCGAGAATCAGAAAACTTTTATTTTGATTTATTAAACAAAGGTTGGAATCCACAGCAAGCAAGATCGGTATTACCGAATTCGTTGAAAACAGAGATTGTAGTTACCGCTAATTTTAGGGAATGGAAACATATTTTCAAATTACGGGCAATAAGTAAGGCAGCTCATCCACAAATGCGCGATTTGATGATTCCTTTATATGAACATTGTAGAAAGGAACTTTCCGAGATTTTTGAAATAGGTAATCCTGAATGAAACAAGAAAAAGATATGGTAAATCACCCTAATCATTATAATATGACAAAATATGAAGTTATAGAAGTATTAGATGAATGGTTTCCTAATGATCCATTAGTTTGGCAAGTTGTAAAATATTTGGCTAGAGCAAAATATAAAGGAAATGAATTAGAAGATTTGAAAAAAGCACAATTCTATCTTAATAGAAAAATAAATAAGTTTGGAATTATAGGTAAAAATGAATAAAGGCTTTTTTACATTAGAACAAACTATGATTACTCGTGGCGATGAAACTATTAAAAATCATGTAAAAAAGGTTCCTGTTTTTAATTGTACAAAATGCGGATTATCAAATACTTGTAATAGTCCTAAAATGGAACCATCAGGAGAAGGTAGATTAAATATATTAGTAATAGCAGAAGCGCCTGGACCGACAGAAGACTCTAAAGGCACTCAATTAGTAGGGCAATCAGGGCAACTATTACGAAATATTTTACAAGAAATTGATTTAGACTTAGATAGAGATTTTTACAAAACAAATGCTATTACTTGTTTTCCTGGACGAGATAAAACTGGGAAAATAAATACTCCTAAACCAATGCAAGTATTAGCATGTAGAAAAAACTTATTACAAACTATAGAACGCTATAAACCAAAAGTTATTATTCCTTTAGGTAAAATTGCTATGGATGCATTAGTTCAGCATAAAATATCAGGGCGATTATCAGGATTATCTATGACTGATTGGAACGGTTGTAGTATTCCCGATCAAGAATATAAATGCTATATTTGTCCTACATGGCATCCATCATTTTTATTAAGACAAAATAGTAATGAAAGTAATGAAACTGATCCTGTCTTAGTTAGACAAGTACAAAATGTATTTTTACAAGCAATAGAACTATCTAAACAGAAATTTCATACTATTGACTATACAAAAAATTGTTATACATTTACAGAAGCATCAGAAGCTATTAATATATTAATTGATGCAAAACACTGGCCTACATTTGCTTTTGACTATGAAACTACGGGATTAAAACCATTTAGAAAAGGTCATGAACTATATTCAGTATCACTTTCTAATGGCGCTTTTTCTTACTCATTCCCATTCTTTAATGATGGAAAGTTTAGAAGTTTATGGAAAGAATTATTACTAAATAAAGAACAAATAAAAATTGCCCACAATAAAAAAATGGAAGCATTATGGACAAAAGTATTATTGAAGTATTGGCCTAAAATACAAGTTGATACTATGTTAAATGCTCGAGCAATTCATAATGGTAAAAAAGTTAATTTGAAGTTTCTAACATATTCAAAGTTTGGTATTACGTATGCTGATGAAATAGAACCATTTTTAGAATCAGATACTAAAGAGCGAGAATTATATGGAGCTAATGCTTTTAATAGAATTAAACAAGCACCATTAGATAAATTATTGTTATATGGGGCATTAGATTCATTATTTACTCATAAGATATATGAATTGCAGCAATCAGAATTAGATGAACATACTACTAAAGGTGCAAAGTTTTTTAATTCTGCTATGAATGAATTATCAAGAGTTGAATATGCTGGCGTGCAATTTAATACGGAAACTGCTAAAGAAGAATTTGAAAATATTAGTACTATGATGAAAGAGTATGAAATAAAAGTTAATAAAATGAAAGAAATGAAATTATGGGATAAATCAAAAGTTTTTAGTTTTACAGCACCACAAGATTTAGCATATTTACTTTTCGATAAAATGGGAGTAGAATCAAAAAATAAAACAGCTACAGGAAAAAATAGTTCTGATGTAGATTCACTAGAACAGTTCAAAAATAAATATCCTATAGTCAATATAGTACTTGAATGGAGAAAATTAAAAAAGATTCGAGATACATATTTAAAAGGCTTTATGCGAGAAGCAACAGATGGAGTTATTCATACCACGTTAAACCTACATATTGCGGATTCCCTTCGCTCTTCGAGTGATTCCCCAAACTTACAGAACGTTCCAGCGCATAATGAATTTGCTATGAATACTATTAGACGAAATATAGTCCCTTCGCGGAATAGACGATTAATAGAATTTGACTACAAGGCTTTGGAAGCAAATATTATTGGGGACATAAATCATGACCCGGCATGGATTGAGTATATGACTAATCCTAAATCTGATATGCATAGAGATATGGCGGCTAAGTTGTATTTACGGAAAAAATCAGAAGTTTCTAAGGCTGAACGATATCTAGGAAAAAACGGTTTTGTATTTCCAACTATATATCAATCATATTGGAAAAATACAGCAACTAATTTATGGGATTGTGATAAAGATACTAAACAGCATTTGAAAAATTCAGGATTTAAAACATTAGATGATTATAGAAAGCATGTAAAAAGTATTGAAGATTGGTTTTGGAATGAACAATTTCCAGTGGCTAGAGATTGGTCAAAACAAACTATTAAGGATTATGAAGAAAAAGGATATATAGATTTAGTTACTGGATTTAGATGCTGGGGTCCAATGAGTAGAAATGAAGTCATTAATAAACAAGTGCAAGGTCCAGCAAGTCATTGTAAATTATGGACGTTAGAACAAGTATCGAAAGAAATTACTAAAAGGAAAATGGTTTCTAAAATAGTATTGGAAATACATGATAGTATTTTAATTGATACTGATCCTTCAGAAGAAGATTATATTGATTACTTATTATGGTTATATGGAACACAAAAGATTATGGAACATTGGAATTGGCTAATAATACCACTACAAATAGAAAAGAAAATTACCACAATTAACGGGGATTGGGCTCATACAGAGGAAATAGGCATTATTAAGGGAGAGTAATATGATTGAACGAGATGGATTTGATTCTGATATTTATGAAGTATCTTGTGATTATTGCTCTGAGGATATTGAAATTGATTCCGGCGGTGATTGGCAGGATATGATAAACCAATTAAAAGAAGAAGGATGGCAAATAAGAAAGATAGACGAAGAATGGCATCATGCTTGCTTAGAATGTGTAAGAAATAAGGTGGCATTTAAATGATTATTTATAAAGAAAAGCCTTATGTAATTTCTAATGATGGGATACCTTTATGTGATACCTGTAAATTGTATTCTTATTATATGAAATGCTTTTTAGGATTAATTAACACATCAAAACCCAATATGCTGTAATGAATATATTAATAATAAGGAAGCAAATAATGCTAAATGAACTATCTGAAAAGATTCATGCTAATGCTGTTGCTCATGGTTTTTATGATGATAAAAAAGTTAATATTCCTGAAAAACTTATGCTAATTGTTTCTGAATTAGGCGAAGCGATGGAAGCATATAGAAATGAAAAACATAGTAATATAATGATGTTTAATGCAAGAAGAAATTATAAAGAAAATAGTAGCGACGTAGCAAGGGCATATGACCAAGATATCTGGGATAGTGATTTTGAAGAAACAATTAAGGATGGGATGGAAGACGAATTAGCAGACACTATTATTAGATTATTAGATTTATGTGGCCATATGAAAATTAATATAGATACCCACCTACAATTAAAGATGGAATATAATGAGTCACGGCCATATAAGCATGGTAAAATATGCTAATCCAAGGTGAATATTTAGAATCAATTTTATGGGCAGAAGACTGCATAAAAGGCAACAAGCGCGGGAAAGGCGAAGTTGAGCACTTGAAAAACTTACTGAAACTAATAGAAATATTGTCAAAAGATGATAAAAAGTTGTAAAAATGTATATAATATAGATAAGGAGAAAATATGAGAATAGAAGTAAATAGCTCTGAATTTACAGACAGTACTTGCTTATCTCCTATGGTCAATTCTCAGAAAGGGTTTTTAATAAATTTTGAAACTTCTATTAGAGTATTACATGATACTTCATTACCAAATCCATCACTTAACAATGATAAGACATCACTGGATTCCGATGATTTTAATAAAATAAAGAATTTTTTTGAGTCAAAGGATTTTAGTAATAAATTACAGCAACTTATAATTGAAGGGACTAAATAATTGGCATCATTATATATTAAATACCGACCTAAAACATTTGAAGAAATTGTAGGGAATACTACTTCAATAAAAACATTACAAAAGTTATTGACCAAGGAAAGTCATCCTCATGTATGGCTATTCTCAGGTCCACCTGGTACGGGCAAAACCACAACTGCTAGAATAGTCGCCAATTTTTTAGGTGCTAGTGAATTTGATATTAAGGAAATAAATACTGCTAATAACCGCGGTATAGAAACTGCTCGTCAGATAATGGACGAAAGTAGATATTCAGCTACTGGTGGAAGTTATATAGTATATATTATTGATGAGATGCAGAAAGCAACAAATGATTACCAAAATGCTATGCTTAAAATATTAGAAGACACTCCTAATCATATATATTTTATCTTATGCACCACTGATCCTTCAAAATTAATAAAGGCTGTAAAATCGCGTTGTACTGAAATAAAATTTAATAGTTTACCTATAAATGAAATGTTAGTATTATTGAAAAAGATTAATAAGTTAGAAAAATTACAAGTATCAATAGAAACATTAGAAAAGATATCTGAAAATTGTGAAGGCTCTCCACGTAATGCCTTAATATTATTAGAAAAAGTATCGCAAGTAGAAACTGAAAAAGAAGCTGATGAAATAATAAGATCTGGCAATATAGATGATGATAAAGAAATTATAGAATTGGCTCGGGCACTAATAGATACTAGAAACCAATGGGCAGATATTGCTAAAATACTAAAAGGATTAAATGAATCAGGAAAGCTTGATGATACTGAAACAGTTAGATATATTATTTTAGGGTATATGAATAGTATATTATTGTCGGGTAAAACTATGAAACGGGCAATGTTAGCATTAGAAGCATTTCAAGAACCTACTTATAATAGTAAAAAAGCCGGAATAACTTTAGCATGTATTAATACGATTATTGAATAAAAGCAGTTAAAAAGTTTGTATAATGTATATAATAGTAATAAGGAGTAAATATGAAAACACTAGAACAAATTATGTCTTATAGTTCGCAAACTTTAGATGGTAGAGATGTAAGTAGGTTAGCTTGTTTTATTCCTGAAGATGATCTATATAAAATTGATATTGAATTAAAAGATGAATATAAAGGCAAACATAAAGTTGAAAAGTATACTAAAGAAAATGTATTAGAACACTTAAAAACTGATTTAGCTTTTGCGTTTGAAAAAGCATTAAATCAGCGCGGCATTTCTTCTAGTTTTATGCATAGTACTATTTGCATGTGGAACTGGGTTCTTGAAGAAGGATTAGAGGATTTTGATGAATATGCCCAATATGGTTTGCCCACATATAAAGCAACAGCAGTAAAATATGGGTTTGACAACCCAATAGGAAATGATATTGGCAATGAAGATAAATACGCCGCACACTAAGGAGAAATAGATGAATAAATTCATGGCATTTCTTGGTGGATTAGTTATTATTTTTGTTGGTGTAATATTTGATGCTTTTGTTTTAACTAAATTATGGCAATGGTTTATAGTTTCACTATTTGATCTTCCGACATTAAATATTGCTTATGCTTATGGATTGTCTTTACTATTTAAATATATGAATAAAGATCAGAAGCAAGAAGATATGAAAGATAAAAAGTTATGGGAAGCATTTGTTATAATGTTTTTACGTTCAGGATTAGTATTACTTGTTAGCTATATTGTCTACCAATTTGTATAAAGGAGTAAGTATGAAAACTAAAGTACATATTGCAAAAGTATATATGAAAAATTGTCAGGTTATTAAAGTAATATATGAAGATGATGATTGGGAAGGCATCTATAATGATTTCTTGTATAATAAACCCATGCTAAATTTTAATGATGCATGTATAAAAACAGAAAATGTAATTGCTATTGTTTGGTAATAATCTATTCGTATGAATAGATACAATATTTTTCAAGGAGAACATTATGGCATCTGTACGTGATCTAGTGGCTAATGGTTTTCACGAGGTACTTACTAAGGAGGCGGTTGATACTGCTGGATTCGAGCGGAAGCGTGGGCGTGGTGGGCTGAATCTCGATGAGAAGGGAGTTGTAAAGGTAGTTAAGGCATACAACGCGCTCCTCGTTAAGCTCACTGCTAAGGTAGCCAAGTTCAATCCTAGCAAGCTAAATTACGGTGATGAAGACGAAACTCCTGCGCCGAAGGCTAAGGTCGAGAAGAAGCCAGCGCCCAAGCCGAAGGCTAAAGCTAAGGCCAAGCCAGTTGATGAAGATGAAGTAGAGGATGCGGATGAAGCTGAGGATCAGGACGATGTGGTAGAGGCTGATTCTGATGAGGATGAGGAGTAATTTATAATAAAAACTATGTAAAAATATTACTTTTTTTATTTATACTATGAAATTTAATTTTACTATTGAAGAACTAGAAAAGTATATTAAATATCTTGATGAACAGAATAATGTAGATCACAAACCACAATTTTATTATAATGAATCACTTGAAGATTTAATTGTTTTTCTTAAATCTATAGAAAATAATTGTAAAGGAGAATAACCATTGAAAGATTTTGCTGAAGAAGTAAAAATTAATCGCTTTAAGTTAGAAGAGGAATGTGAGAGGCACGTTAGTTTATATCATTATTATTCCTCAGAGCGCGCAAAAACTCGGGCAGATTTAGACGATACTAATGATAAATTGAAGCTGACCTTAGCCGAAGCTGAAGAGCATATTAGAAATAATTGGGAAAATGATTATGCTGCTCGATTTGGTAAGATGACTGAAGCAGGAGTGAAAGCTGCTACTGAAAGTGATAAAAATATAGTTTATGCAAAAGAAAAAGTTAGGGAGATTAATAGAAATTTATATATTCTAGAAGCTGCCACATATTCTTTAGACCATCGTAAGAGTATGCTAGATAATTTAGTTACGCTTTTAGTTAAAGGATTTTATGCAGCACCAAACGGAGGTAGACGAGAAGGGCCAGCAGAGCAAGCAACGGAGGATAATAGAAAAGCATTAAAGAATAAGGTTAGTAAAAAGAAATAGTATATGGAAACAGATTTAAAAATATTCTTTAAAACACATGATAATTTATTGAATAAAGTATTTGGAAGATTGACTGTAATAGATTAGGATAATTGGTATCCTAAATTAAAACAATCAAGATGGATTTGCAAATGCATTTGCGGAAATAAAGTTACTGTTTTAGGTAATAATCTAAAAAGAGGAATTGCTAGAAGTTGTGGATGTTTACAAAAAGAAAGGGCAAGTGAAGCA